ACAGCGGTATTACCTGCACCTGTTGAATTTGTGTATAGCGCCTGTAAGCCTACAGCCGTGTTGTTGGAGGCAGTCGTATTGCCACCCAATGCACTACTTCCAACCGCCGTGTTATATGCGCCAGTGGTATTCGCATCCAAAGCATAAGAGCCTATCCCCGTATTCGATGCGCCCGTAGTGTTTGCTGTTAAGGCATCAAAACCTAAAGCAGAGTTATAGCTTGCTGTGGTATTGGCATCCAAAGCATTTGTTCCGACTGCGGTATTCGCTGCTCCAGTACTATTTACCAGAAGTGCCGCACTACCTACCGCTGTATTATTAGCCGCCGTGGTCGTAGCCCCACCCGCGTTATCCCCCACAAACGTATTGTCTGAGCCACTCGTCAGGGCATCACCAGCATTCTCACCTACCGCGACGTTATCTGTGCCGGTAGTGAGCGCAATACCCATTGCACCTGAACCCAATGCAATGTTGCCCGTTCCACCCAGGACATCGAGTACATCGGTAACTGCCGCACCTGACCCTGCGCCGTCTGTCACGACCATGCGTATTCCACCACTGGGGATCACGACATTCGCTCCGGTTCCTTGAGTCAATGTCACCGAGTCACCGGCATTGTTCTCAATGCACCAAACCTTACTCAATGTATTTGGAGCCAGGGTAACCGTGCAGGCTTGAGATAAGCTGCCAGATAATTTCATGTTCATCGAACGCGCTGCGTCAGATGTACCATCTTGTACCGTGATCGTGGCAGTGGATGCATCGGACAACGCTTCTGTGCCGATGCTAAACGCTTCACCGATCAACTCTAAGTTCGTATTAGTACTTGTTCCCCATGTACCTGATTCATCGCCTGTAGCGATTTCTTTTAATCGCAAGTCATTAACATATGTCGCCATTTACGCTACCTCTTTCCAATCCGGTGTTTGACTGTCATCAATTGTTGACCAGCTCGGTGTTTGACTATCATCAATACCTGACCAATCCGCTGTTTGGCTATCATCAATAATTCCCCAAACATTAACGGCACTCGTTTCACAAGTACCTTCCACTCCTGTCGGGAATACATTTGCATCGCCATCAAACGTAACCGCTCCAATAGATCCAGTGAGCGCATCCATCGAAACAACGATAGTGTTACTTGTGATGGCTGTAGGCGTTCCGACTGCCGTTGTTCCTGCCACTCCTGTGACAGAGACTGTCGCCGTACCCGTGACCGTAACTGTTCCCAATGTTCCTGTGCCAGCAACACCAGTGACCGAAACATCTGCGTCAGCCGAGACTGAGACTGACCCAAGCGTTCCCGTACCTGCAACACCCGTGGGGCTAACATTGGCTGCACCTGTAACCGTAACCGAACCCAGTGTTCCCGTGCCTGATACACCAGTCGGGCTAACATTCGCATCAGCGGATACAGAGATAGAGCCAAGAGTCCCTGTTCCCGCAACTCCTGTGACGCTGACGTTCGCATCTGCGCTAACCGAGACAGTACCGACTGCACCCGTCGCTCCAGCAACAGCCGTTTCGCCGCCCCAAGTTCCCTCACCCCATCCATGTGTTGAGGAATCCCAGCCTTCAAATGCAACTTTTGCATCAGCCACACGTTATATCCTATGCAATCCGTATGATTGCGTTACTCGCATCTGGAGCTGGAAACTGGATAGTAAAATCACCACTGGTGGATGTCTTATCTGCTCCAAAATCTAGCGCACATACCGCTCTATTAGCAGAACCAGCAGTCGTAGAAGAGTTATAAATTAACGCCCCTCTCGCCGTAATTGAGCTGCTTGACCAAGTGCTGTCTGAAAAATCAGTCAACGCGGTCGTACCTGAAGCACTTGGGTCTACATTGGTTAATGTATTACCACCAGCCGTATACCCCGTACCTGTAGCAGATACCTCGTTGGTTGTTGCATAGGCCGTAGTTGATGCGGCTAAAGTTGCACTACTGGTATATAAAGCAATCTTGAACGTATTGCCTGTTCCTGTAGTGGTCGTTGTTCCCCCACCAGAGCCATTGTGGAAATTGTGTATTCCCTGAAGTAACTCAGACTTAAAAGAAGTACACATTGCTGTCGTAATCGCCATTACAGTCTCCTTAATATATCCGCAATGTCTCGATGACCCTGCTGAATAAACTCATTAACAAGCGTTGTTCTATCGCTTTTAATCGCTTGATTAATAATACCTAAAACCACCTGATAAATTCGGCTTTTAAATGCTTCTGCCTGTTGTCTCACTATCGGGTCAACCGAGTCTGAAACACTCACTATTTGATCTACTGCGCGTTCTGCTAGTTCTTCTGGAGATAACCCTCTGTTTTGCGTTGTTTTAACAACAACATCTCCTATGCTGGAATTAACCGCCAATTTAAACATTACTGAACGACTCCCCTAATATCGTCACGATATTCATCTCTTACACCATATCCTTCACCAAACCTGGTTAATGCGCCCAGAGCTTCTTTAAATCGTTGTTCATATTGACCCACTTCTTCTGGAGATTTAAGAAAAGCAGCCGCCTCAACCAATGAGCCATATAGTAAAGCATCAGGCGCATTAGTAGATAACCAAGTCGTTCCTCCGTCAGCACCAGCCGTTAACGAAGCTGGCCGATATTTATAATGCAATTCAAAGTTATAATTTGAATCCGGGGTAGGTCCAAGCAAAAAGGTAGTGTCATCAAACAAAGCGTAATATTTAGGCAACCCAGTCGTTGAAGAGTTGGGTGTGTAATCCCTGATAAACGACACATGCTTTAATAATAAGTAGTAGTAAACGCTGCTCGAGATGACCGCCAAACTATACGGGGCAAGAAAATCGCTAGGCATAGAAAGATATGTGTTACTTGCTGTTGCAGTACCTGTGACGTTTTTTCTAAACACAGGCATCTCAACATTTTTTAAAACTCGCTCTTCAGCTTCTTTAATAAAAACCGATAAATTATTATCAAACGTAGTCTCGCTTGTTTCACAATAATTCTGAATCGCGGTTTTAAGTGTTGCGTAAGTAAAACTCATGTAGTCACCACTGTTACTGTTCCTATTTCGCCTTCCATCGCATCCAGACTAAATGCAGAGCCAATGGAATCTCCCGTCACTGTGGTCATTCTATTAGGATCTATGGTTCTTACCACCCCTTCCCCGGCAGTCACACTCACTGCAGGTCTTGGATGTCTCAACGCTTCAGGATCAGACATATGAGGCAATGGTTCTAGTTGAGGTGCTTTAGGTTCATAACACTCTTTACAAACCCGGAACCCCGTCCATTCTTTTTTTAAAGTCTTATAAGCGTATTGAAAGCCACATCGATCACATATCGCTATGGCAAATTTGCCTGAAGCGTAAGCCATTACGCCCTCTTAGATCTCATATTAGGCGCAATAAACAAAGAGGCTCGGCTTTCATCTTGATCTGCAGCCCTGGCAAATTCTTCTTCATACATTCCTTTTAGCATATCCACTCTTTCTGGAGCTCGTTTGATTGACAAGTAATAAGCCAAACCTGCAGCCAAACAGGGATAAAAACGAAAAGGAACGCCTAGTGTATTTACCCCGGCATCACCATCTTCAATTCTGATTAACCGATTAATGTATAAAGCGTCTGTACTGTTTTCAGCCGCTGGCCAAAAGTACAATCGAGGCGTGATTTGTTTGTCTAAATACCATTGGGTAGGCCGAGCTTCCGTAGTCTTCGTAGGTATATTCCAATACGCTGACCTGGAAATTTGCTCCATCTGAATATCAGTAGTCGTACCACCAGAAGTAGTTCGAATAATGACATCCAATACATCAATAGTATAAGCATCTAAATCAAAGTAAGTATCTGATTTAGTTAGTGTTGTGTTCGTATTATTCACCGTCCACTGATTGAGGCCACGATTAGCCCAATCAGCAAACAGTAAGTTCAAAGAACGTCGAGCAGTGACACCGTCATATCCGGTTCGATACTCCAGTCCACACCGCTCAAACGCTTCTTCTACATACTCCGCAACGTCTGGTTCAAAGTCTCTAGACCCTGATGTCGCCATAACTTCTCCTATGAAACAAAGATAGTTACACGATCCACATTGGTTATATCTGCATAAACACCATTAAATGCTTTTACTCCCTGATCAGGAATATTGAGCGTCTCATTGGTATTGGCATTAACTCCTAAAGTTAATAAGACAGTTCCACTAGCTGCACTCGCATTATCATAAAAGATAACGGAGCCATCGGAACTGCCTCCAGCAACAATGAGACCGCGCAATCTGCAGGAATGGTCTACTAATGCGCCATCAGCGGTAACTGTTGCAGTTTTTACATCATTACCTGTGATACGAGTAGCCATATATCAATTTGCTCCTATATTAAGCGTCAGCAAAAGGAGTAACTATAGTGCCTGAACCAAGTATTAATCCTTCTACTGCATATTTAGCGCTTGCTATAGCAGTAACTCTAATAATACTTCCAGCTAATCCACCTTTAGTAGAACCGTTTTGAGTGATCACATCATTAGATGAACCAGAAATAAATGTTTTACCTGTAGCGTCATCAACACCAGTATAAATTCCACCAACAAACTTGTCAGTGCCATCTGTTTTGATGTCCATATCAGTAGCCGCTGTTACGACTATGAAAGTAAATTGTGCGCCAAAGTTACAAGTTTGCCCTGGATCGCCTTTATCAGCAGGTTCAGTGGTCACAATGCTAGGGAGTGTAAATACACCATCTGCATCGTTACAAAGAAGTGGTCTGCCTGCATGAGCAGCCACAGTAATTGAAGTATCAGCAGTTAAGCTGACGACTCCGTTGTATCCTGCATTGATAAGACCAGCCAAGGATCGAATTGGGCCAGCAAAAGTAGTTTGTGCCACCTAAGTACCTCCTTACGAAAGGGTTTGCCCTAGAGTCTTCGTAAGCGTCTGCTGGGTCAGTCGCTAGGGCTATTTTTCCCAGATTAAAAAAGTGGGGGGGGAATAACCCCCCCAAAGCTTTACGCTCCTTGAGATCCGTATACGCAACGGGGATTTGACCACCCG